AGGAAGATTATTTAAATCAAATATCTTTCTATAGTGTCTATTCTCACTTATATTTCCTTTAAAATCTCTACAAGATGTTGCTACTACTACATCCCTATGACGTAATATGTCCCACCAGTGAGATATATCACTTGTAATAAGCATGTCTGCTTCAATTTTTATAGTTTCTCTAAAAGGTGTTGCGTAAAATGATTGCCAATCATTATCTAACTTCCAATCCGATCCTGATACATCTCCATATGGAAACGTTTTAATGTAATCAAACGTGTCATCTTCGATTAGTTTATCAGTAAGTAAACATACTTTAGAATCTGGCATATGTTTCTTTATACTTTTTGCTAATACCCTTGCACAAAGTACATAATCTGTATCGGAGTTATTACTTGCAACAATCAAATAACCTTTTTCGTCTTCAAATTTCATATATTTCTTCTAGATATTTTTTACCCATAATGTGTAAATCTTTATCTTTAACAATTACCCTTAAATTATCTTTGTAAAAGACTTCGAACGAATTTTCATTAATCTTTACAATCTTGTTTTCAGGTACAACTGATGCTAAATCCCAAGGTATAGTGTATTCTTTACTGTTTATGAAATGTCCACTATTAATATTAAGTGCTATACTTAATGCATAGTCATTTCGGTAAGGATGTTTTGTAAACTGATATAGGTTTGAATAATGTTCGTAGTTGTTTTGAATCATTTTCATACTATCAAATATACTTTTAGCAACTATGTCTTTTTTAAAATAAACTACAGTTGCCCAAAACATAGGCATATTAAACAAACCAAAGTAATTTGAAACTGTTAATGAATCGTCTACTAAATTAAAAGCATTACGATGACATAAAAAACTATTATTAGTATCAAATAACTTTTTTAAGTCGTTACTACTAACAATATAATCTGCATCTAGTAATAATGTTCTATCATACGGACTTAATTCGTATGCCTTGTATCTGTTAAAGTTATACCAATTAACACGTGCATCATAATCAGAAAAAACACGTGTGCCATAGTTAGGTTTATCTATTATGATTACTTTATCAAAACAGTTTTCAAAAGTTACTGGGTTATCAGTTACAACTGTGGTAGGTAAATCCAACCACTTCTTAATTCTTATAGCACTTGCGTTTGCTAACTTGACATAGTCAGTTTTTTCATTGTTAAATGCAAATAATATGACACCACAATTCATCTTTGTCTTGAGTTTTGATTAAATTCATTTAACCAACCATTCATTTGTTCTTGCCAACGTTGTTTTGCTTCTGTCAAAAGTTCTATTCTGTTAACTTGAATTGGATTGTTATATAAATCTTCTAATACAATAGTATCATCCTCAAATGTATTCAGCGTAGTGATAAGTAAGGGGCCTGCATTCCACATACCACCGTTATGTGCGAACATCATTTTACTTTCGTATTTTTCTTTTAAGATTTTTTTATTTTGGTTATGGTCAAACCTAACTTTAGCATTTTTTAAAATTTCATTCATGCTTATAATTATAGAATAAAAAAGGGCCGAAGCCCTTTTTTGTAAAATTCAATTTAACCTAAATTAAGATTGTGAATTTGTTGATGTTACTGATGGAGCAGCACCCCAAGTATCAGTAAGGTATGTAGTTTCAGGTTGTCTTTGAACTACTGTAGATGTTAATGTACCGTCTACTCTATCTTGTGTTAATGCATTACCCACTGAATCAGTAGTTGTATCTGTAGCAGCATCCTGATAAACAAATTTAATACTAACTGTTCCTGAGCCATTATATTTCGCAGAAATCTCAATGTAGTTTGATGTGTACGGTGATGTATCCGCAAATTGTTTAAAAATACTGACATATGATGTTGTTAAATCATGAAATCCTGTATTGTCGGCAATTGTTGGTGTTGCGCCCCCACCGCCAATTTTATCAGTACCAGAATAAGTCACACCATCAATAACTGCATTTGCACTACCCCCTGATAAAACAACTGTACCAATGTCTCCACATAAATCTGTCCATTCTGTGTTTTTATTATTTGATGTTCCACCTGAACGTGAACTAGACATTCTTAGTTGTCCGCCGGCGTTGAAATAATAGCGTGCTTCATTATCACTACCAAAATCAATTGTAAATTCTTGTGTAGTTGTTGTGTACCATGTACTTGTTCCTGATCTTGTAGATGTAGAATCTGTTCCAGTACTTGCCGCATTTAATTTATTATTAAGTAAACTTGTAATATTAGCATCTAAGTTTGCCTTTGCATCAATAGAATCACCTGCTGATGGATTAGTTAATGCTGTAATTGAAGTTCCTTGATGATTTGCTATACTTGTAACTCTCGAAAACAAGTTTGCCCACTGAGTAGCTGTTATTGTTGAACCTGCACTTACTGTAGATAACGTACTAGTTTGTCCATAACCAGCCGCTCCAGATCCAGATCCCCATATACTATTAATTGATGCTACAAAACCATTGTAGTGATCATCTAATATAGTATCGCCTGTTGTATATGCCATTTTTTTCTTCCTTATAGTTTAGTTATTAAAACACGTCAAGTTATTAACTCGGCGTTAGGTCTAAACGACCTTCACTATTGCCTCGACTGTTCCCTCGCCGTCTGTGTCTTTATTTTCTAAAGATCTACCAATTACATTAAATGCAGTTGCTTCTTCGGCAGTTGCCGCTCTAGCAAAACCATTACCTGCTGAAACTAGTCGATCACCCTTGTTAACTTGTCCAATTACTTTAACTGGAACTCTTCCGTTCATTGCAATTGCTGGGTGTGTTTCATCTGTACCCGCTCCTGCATTCATTAAGTGTGCTGGTTTAGTTGATACTACACCAAACACATTATTCGTTAAATCCTCTGTGACAGATGTAATTTCATATAATCCGCCCATTTCAACTACTGTTCCTGGTTCCATAACCATATCAGCATGGAATCGTTCTGCAACGTCCGCGTATTGTGCTGAGGTTGATTCACCATAAAATGTAGTTGCATATATACCTTGAAAAACTTTAGTTGTTGATCCTAAATCTTTTGTATTTGTAATATCAGGTAAAATATCACCAGTTATTGAATTACTACCGTCTCTTTGCAACGCTGCTGATCCACTACCACTTACAGAATCATCAACATACTGTTTAGTCGCAACCCCCAAAGCCGCTGTAGGGTCGTCCGCAACAAGTACTAAGTGTGTTGCACCGTCAATACGCATTGCTTCTGTATCACTACCACCATCGTTAACATTGAAAATAATGTCACCATCTGATGTTACATTTTTTACAGTTACATCACTACCACTTACACTAACTGTAAAGTCACTATCTGCACCAACTGCTAATCCACTATCATTTAACACACCTAATGTACCAGATGTTGTGTCTGCGGCATTACTTCTTAAGTAGTTAGCTGCTGCAACTCCACCTAATGAATCCGAATCTGTTGCAGTACCTGTAAATCCGCCCGAAGCCGTAACTGTACCTGTTATATTAATATCACCTGTACCAGTAATATCGTTTCCGTTTATGTCTAAGTCACCTGCAAGTGTTGTATCACCTACATCAGGACCTACTAGAGTAAACGAAGAACCGTTGTAAACATATAATTGATTTGTGTCTGTATCTAACCATAAATCACCTGTAACATTGCCAGATGCTGGTTCTGTTCCAGTTGCATTTACACCAGAAATTGGTTTCCACTGAGAACCATCATATACTTGTAATACATCATTACCTGAATCATACCATAACTGACCTTGTAACGGACTAGCTGGTGCTGCAGTATTACTACTATTTTCTAACAATTTGATAAAGTTTTCACCCAAGAATTCGCCATATCCTGAATAGTTTCTACCAATAATCGATACTGAACTTGAGTTATCTACTGTTCCATCCGCAATTGTAGCGAAAACACTTCCGTTTGTTTTATTGATTGTATATGCCATAATTCTAAATGTTTATTGTATTTGTATATTTATATATTTATAGTTGTATTTATTCAAACGATTGAACTGCAGTTATGTGTTCGTCATCTTCATCTGAAGAAACAAAAGTATAAGCAGTTGGATTATTTTTATAAACTTCTGTCTTTTCTTTTAAATCAATAACAGCATCGTCGATAAATTTTTTCATTTCAGTAAATGCATCTGTGTTCGGTATATCTGATTTATCTAACATATCTATAATAATAGACAACTGTTTGTGTATTGAATATTCATTCAATATCTTGACATTCGTATTATATTTGAGTGTATTTTCTTGAACTAAGGGTTTCTCGTCTCTACTCTGAACACTACCAGTTTCATAATCACCATTGTAATATTCACCTGCTTCTTGATCAAACTCTACTGTCTTTGTGTCAAACTTAGATAAGTCAATATTACTGATGTCAGTATCTCCAGGCATCATGGCAACAAGTTTGCCTGTTGGTTTTATAAAAATTAAATGTTTTGTCTCTAACGCCATTTTATTCTCCCCACGCAAAAACTAAACTAAACTTTGGTTTTTCGTGTTCTTCTATTTTTGTTACTTCATGTTCTAATGTTATTGGCATATCTAAATACGCACCTGGTATTTCATCAACATAATGACCTACATTATTTTCGTCATACCATTTGAAGTGGGGTTTATCACTTCTTAAAAATACTAATTTAAACTTCCAATAACTACCAATTGAATCCCTATGTCTTGGTAAATAATCGCCAGGTTCGTACTTGTTTAAAGTTACACTATGTGCAAATCGTTTATCATCTGGAACAGTTTTCCATACTGCTTCTTCTAAATCTTTTGGCATATTAAATCCAAACATACTTTTCATATGACTAACACCATACTTTGTTTTAAATTCGTATGTGTCGTTTTTTGTTCTATTTGAAAATAAGTCAGAATATTTTTCTGCTAAACTAATTATCTCGTCAACGTTTGTGCAGTAGTTTTCTACTTGTTTAACCTGATACATATTCCCAAGAACCACCTGTTATGTTAACTTGAAATACTAAGTAATTATTTCTACCTGGATCGTTTACAGTTGAGGTAACTGTAACACCAGTAAGAAAAGCACCATATCCAATAAAATTTCTAGACGTAGTTGTCACTACAGATGTCACGTTTTGTGATGTACCAGCAATATGTGCTCTCGTTCCTGGTAGTAGATCAGCTGGAGGTGCTAAAGTGTTTAATAAACTTGATATTCCGGAATTTGTTAGACCTCTAGTATCTAGACTCATATAAATTGTTTGAGACTTCATTGAATCATCCACATACTTTTTGGTTGCGGCATGTAAGTCACTTGTGGGTGCTCCACTTAATGTTAATGCACCAGTCATTGTGTCACCTGCTTTATCAACCTTAAGTGCTAATCCACTTGTACTCGCTGTACTAACTTCTCCAATTCTAGTTTCAATTTCACCCAATGTATCATATCCACTGCTAGCACTATTTTTTAAGTTAGTTATTGCATTATCCGTGTATGTATTACTAGAAGATATCGCATTTGCTTCAGCTGTATCAGTATATGTGTTTGCGTTACTTTCTGCATCAGATTCTGCAGAGTCAACATACTGTTTTGTAGCAACACCTAGTGCCGCTGTTGGGTCACCACTGACCGTTGTTAATCCTGTTGTACCATCAATTGTCATAGCAGTTGTGGCAATTCCACCTACACTGACATCAAAATTAATATCACCGTTTGAGGTTGTATTTTCTATACTTACATTGTCGCCGTTTATTGATATTGTTAGATCACTATCAACACCTATTGTTAATCCACTATCGTTTAAAACTCCAAGTGTACCTGAAGTTGTGTCATTGGCAGTTGCTCTTAAGAAGTCGGTAGTTTCTAAACCGCCAAACTGACTAGCACTTCCTGTAAATTGTGCATCACTTATTGTACTTGACAATTGGATACCTGGTTTAATTGTACTAAAACCGGCAATCGTTTCAGCAGGAGTAAATTCGGCGTCTTTACTTGAAATTGCTAAAACTTTTGTAGAACCCGGAGCACCTTCTGTTGCAGAATAAATTTTTGTAACAATATGATTGGTTGCACCCGTGTCAGCTATTGTTTCTGTTATCGGACCATTTTTACCGTCAACAGATGAATAATCAGGTCCAACAACTTGGAATGTACTTCCATTATAAACTTTTAATTGGTTATTAGTTGTGTCATACCATAGGTCACCCTCTAATGGTAAAGTAGGTTCAGTTGTGGCTACACTTACAGCACCTAATATTTTCCATTTAGTGCCATCATATACACCAACACTTTTACTAGGAATATTATCAACTGCTTCATTTTTAGTATTAAACCAAAGTTCACCAGCTATTGGGTTTGTAGGTGAAACTGTGTTGGCACTATTTTCTAATAATTTAATAAAATTTTCTGCAATAACTTCTCCATATGCAGTTACATTTTTACCTACTAATTTGACACTATATGTATCATCAACGATTCCATCTTCTACAAGTTTTGCTACTCGTCCATTTGTAAAATTAATTTCGAATGCCATACTTTATCCCTACGTTGTACTTAGATTAGTAAGTGTTTGTATACGAACTGTGTAATCTATTTGAATTTGTCTATTAAGTGCCTTTTGTACTGGATGAAAAACAACGTGTGTTATTAAACGTAAATCACTCGCCGAGCCATTCCAAGTCTTTAGTCCTAATTCGTCAAATACAAATTCTCCGTTTAAATCTGTTGAATTATCAAAAGCTTGTTGTCCAGTTGGTTCTGAATAATCAAGTAAGCAACTAACCAAAATATCAGTATATACTTTTCCTGATGTATGCAAAACAGTTAAATTATTTCTAGTTGTATCCGTGTTTGTTAATGAATTGTCATCGACAACTTTTTGAAAAGTTTCGTTATATAAATCAGCATTTTGTCCTGTTGTATTTGCAGGTAAGTATGTAATAATTCCTGTAGGATCTACACTTGTTGCTCCATTTCCAAAAGACATTTGATAAATGTATCCTAATCCTTTGTTTGCCAAACTTTGTGCCAAAGCCTCACTCATATTTTCAAAGTGTATTGCATTTTTTCCTTCGAAAAATATTTCATTTGTCTGTGGATCAAATATTTTCAAAAATCCTTGTACTTGGGGTTGTAAGTTCTCTTTCATAATTAACTTCTTTTATTAACAAATACTTTCTCAGTATTTGGATCAAATATTTTTAAATGTGCTTCAACACTTATTGCCCCTGCCTCGTTGGGTTTAGGTTTTTGTGCTTGTGCTTTCTTATCATTATTCATATCACTATTTATGCATTTAAATGTTTACGTTTTTAATAAAGTTTGCTTGTGTTGTTGTTTGATTTTGTAGTGCAATACCATTGCTTGCAGTATTTGATCCTGAAGCATAAAATATCGAATCACCAACATAACTTGAAGTAGATGTGTCACTTCCTAACGTAATACTCTCTTTTTCAGTATTCTCAATTAAGTGTTTTCTACTGAAATCTTCAACTTGTGTGCCCTTTGTATGCGGTGCCGCGGCTGTGCCGGCAGTACCTCTACGCAATCCACTTATTGTGTGATTTACTGTGTCTAATTCTCTGTATGTGACACGTTCTGCACCTATCATTACAATACCAAAGTTTCCAAGTGTCAAGTTTGGAACTGGCATATTGGCAGTGTTTTCCAAATACATGATATCTGCATCTGCTGTGACGTCATACTTTAATTTCTCTATGTGGTAATCATCCATCTTATACATTGCTACATTACCATTCATGTCTTTGAACCATCTAAAACTGATTGCATCTGGAACCAAGTTACTTGTGAAACTTGTAATAACAACTACATCAGTAGGACTTAATAAAGTTCCTGCTATTAGTATTTTAGTTCCTGACACATAATAATCTGTATCTGCTAACAGGAATTCACCATTGACAGTTACCCATAGTCTATTGTCGTTAGAAATATCTCTACCAACATCAAACAAGTTAGTGTCACTTGCGGATGTACTAACATAATCAAATCCAACCGAATCAAATGCACCACTGTCAAACAATTCTATAATAGGGGTTGTCACGGTTGTAGGACCAACAAACACATTAGTTAACAAATCTTGCTGATCAGTATCGTTAAAAGTTGTAACTTCTATGTGGTCATTTCCAACAACTCCAACACTAGAATCTATTCTTAAGATTCCAGCATCATCTATCGTGTAGTCAGCTGCATGTGTTGTATATACATCAACAATTGTTCCATTTGCAGGTGCGGTTGTAAAACTAACTTCCTTGTATGTTGTACTTCCGTCCACTACACTTATAACATTGTAATCTGTTGATAATGTCTGTTTTTCGTTACCAACAAATACAACTATCTCACTGTTTGAAACAAGTGTATGGTCTATATCACCTGTAGTTGAAAGTCTAAAGTCTGTTTCTAAACCATCACCATCATAACGTACACCTTCTGGTGGACGCAGTCTGTATCCATTATTTTCAACAATAGCACACATCTTATTTCTTCCATTAATGTATACATCATTACTTAAATTAAATCCTTCACTATCTACTGTTAAAGTTGTTATGTCTGCTGTTGTTTTTGTAGTATCTACTGTGTACGGATCATAGTGACTATTGATTGGATAACTCCAGTCATAGTTTTCACCATCAAAACCAAATACAGTTACAGTAATAAAGTCACTTGTACTGTAGTTTGTTGTAAATGTAATGGTTGTTATTGAATTTTCAACTGTAGATACCTTGTCTACTGTTACAGATGAATCGGCGGTGGTTAGTGTGTTATCAACTGTTAACTTTCCATCGGCAGTAGAAGAATAACCCGATTCTAATACATCACCATTTACTGTAACTAAAATTTCATATATTTCCTGTACGTTTACTGGAATGTTTAATTGCTTACCAAATTCTGCTCCGTTGTAAGTATTTCTATATAATTGATTTCCACCACCAATCTCGTAAACGTTGATTTGTATAATATCCTGATCAAACGCATTGTCTATTACTGTTATTGTCTGGTTTGTCCAATCAATTGTGTAATCCTCGTCAACGTGTAATCTTCTACCTGTTGTGCCGTTAATAATAATTACACTAATTGGATGTTCAACGACATTCTTAAATGTAAATGTGTTTGTTCCAGCAGTTGTGTAAGTATGACGAATATAATCTGCTGCAAAACCGTGTCCATTATCTCTATAATCATATCCAGGTCTTGTATGGACCTTAAGATCTAATGTATCAAAACAAGAACCTGGTGTAAGTTCTTCAGGACTGTGACTTGAATACTGATCTATGAATTCACCACCGTTTGTGATTATATCACTTGCGTTTGTTCCAACATACAAATCAACAAAAGCTGACTTTAATTCACTATCTAAACTAGATGTCGTATCAGTAAATTCAAGATCTTTTACTTGTACACCTGGATATTCTATTCCATCGATTAACATAGGTAAATTTAAACCTGCCATATCGACTGTAGGTGTGTAGTAACCCATTGTTCTATCCGTAGAGTTCAATGTGTTACTATCCACTTTTGTAAAATCGTCTAGTAAGAATTTTTCTTTAAATGCACGTGTAACATTATGTGTGTAAACTTTGTTTTCATAACGCACTAATTGACCTGATTCATACACAGCGTCATATGAATCGGCAGTTAATGTATCTACATCCACAGTAACACTTGTATCGTCTATTGTTGTTCTAAGCGTTGTGTTCTTTGTCCAATCAACAACTGTGTAATCATATTCCAATCTATCAAACTTAAGTGTGGTGTCAATTGTTCTAACAGTCTTGTTTTCTAAAATTGGAATTACTTTTGCATTTATTCCGTTTCCTTGAACAGTAATTGTTGGTGTTGTTAAATAACCGGAACCATTAGTTACTAAAGTTACTTGTGTTAGATTTCCACTATTATTAATTCTAGCAACTGCTGTTGATTGTGTAGTGGCACCGCCACCAGTTACTATAATTTTTGGTACTTCTGTATAGTCAGTTCCAGCATTTACAATCTTGAATTCCTTAATCGACAATAATCTATTGTCGAACCAATTATTCCACGGAGTTAGTTCCCAAATATTGTAATTCGTTTCTTTAAGTCCAATACCATCTTCGTTAAAGTTACTTTGATCAGATTTTAAAATTACACCATCGTAATCTAAAACTGGACTTATATACTTGTTAAAAGTTGAATCAAAATATGAAGGACAATCAAAGTCGATAGTGTCGGTATTATATTGATCGTTTCCATCATATTTTAGTAAGAAATCTTTAATCGTAGTATGGTATGGTTTACTTTCGTTTAAGTAATTTTGTAAAAAGATTTGATCGTCTTTTTTATAACTCTTGTATTCGATTAATTTTCTTATTTTTTGTTCGACATCTACAAAACTTGTTTTTGTTAACCAATCAATATTTGATTGTTCTTGTAATATGTAGTTAAACAGTATTATTAAACTCTTATTACGTTCGATAAGTAGATCACCAGTAAATAGATCTTCATTAATAGCTTTAATAATATTTCTTAATTCGTTACCATTGGTTCCAGTGTCAACTGTATTGTAGATAATGTCCGTTGTGAATATACTACTATCTACTGTTATATTGTCCTGTGTAGAATTTCCACTCCATAACGACTCATTAAACGCAATTGTTCCGTCTTCTAGACCTACTCTTATGTAATTTTGATTGGTGTATTGATAAATTTCAAATTTACCGTCACTATTACTCTCTACTTTGATGTATTTGCCATCCTCAACAACAGTAGATGTAAGTTTACTTGTGTTAGAGACTATAGCATCAAATATAGCGTTCTCAATAGTACTATCAGCATACCAATCTATGTAACTCCAAGACCTTGTTGTATCATAAGATTGTAGTCTAACAAGTTCAAGTTTAGGACCACTAACTACTTCGTGAATACTCCAACCACCATAATAATCAGAATTAGTTTCGACAAGATATTTGTATCCTATATCTACAGTTGTTATATTTTGGTAACTTAGTTCTTCTAGGTCTTTTACTTTCTTATTCCATTCGTTTTCACTTTCACCTGGTATTGCTTCATTAAGTAATAGTTTATCAAACTTTTTATTTGTAGAAATTATTTGTGTTTTTAATACATCATTTACATAAGTCAAGTATGCTTTTAGTGCATCTAATCTGTTTACAAACATCGACTGTCTAGGTCTAAAACTTATTCCAGTCTGTAATACAGGACTTAATTTTTGATCAGGTACTGCTAAACCAATAGTGTTACCACCAATCAAACTATCTTGAAGTTTTAAATACGTCGAATCACTTAAGAAAGAATTTTTATTATTTTCTTTTATTAATTTAAATTCATTGAATACGTTGTTTTGACTTTTGAACTTCTCAAAACCTAAATGTAAAATAGAATCTTGTAGATACTTATTACAGTTATATAATGCTACAGTTCCAGAATTTATAAATGTAACGTATGGAATTCCACTTTGTTTAGGTTGTTGTATGTAACTGCTAATTGTGTTTGTGCTTAAGGTTTTATCACCTTTGACAGAACTTACATTAGTTACCCAGAAATAATAATACTGAACAATTGTATTTGCCGAATTGATACTAGATACTTGTGTGTAATTTACTGTGTCGATTACATCACCATCACCTGTGTACTGTGACGGAGGTAAAGTACTTTTTACCCATTGTTTAACTGTAACTGTACTTCCTGGAAATAAATTACCATAGTTTTTACTTGCATATATTTCGTCACTTGCCAAGTAATCCAAGAATCTTGCGTTGGTTGTATCCAACCATATTTCATCTACATGATTTTCTGCCCACAATATTCCACCAGTATTTTCACCATTAGTATATACTGCTGGGTCTTGCATTGTGATATAGTTTATATTCTGTTGCGCATCACCTAACAACTTTCCATTTAAAGGATCAATATAATCTAAGTTACTTACTTTGATCTTAGTGTTTTTATTGTATAGAAGTGCTTTATTAAAAAGGGTAACATCTACACTTTCTTGTTGTTCTCTATATTGTGTCCACACCCCGTCCACTTTCTTATAAACTGCTGGTTTATCATTATTATTGTAATCAATCCATGCAAAAGAATCGTTTGGTAAACTTACATATTGACCGCTACTTAAATCAGCAACTGAATTTGTTCTGATACTTACTAATCTGTAAGTACTTCCAGTTGTATGGTCGGCTTTATATAATATTGTATCAGTTGTGATAATATCTGCATCAGATGTTACTTGAACATAGGCTGTCTCAATGCTATTAGAAATTTCTAACTCAGTTGTACTATTAACTTTAGTTACTTTATATGCACCATTAACTTCTGTACTTAAATCTTGTATAACTAACCATTCATTTGTTGCTAACTCATGTGCATCATAAAAGACCACAGTTAGTACACCTGTGTCATTTTCAGTAATTGATTTAATGTTTCCTACTTGTTCTGCTCTATATACATTCCAGTCATAAACATTATCTTTGGCAACCCATATAGTTGTGCCTTCAGTAATTTTATTCAAGAAAACAATTCCACTAGTGCCATTTAAATCTGTTTTTTCAAACAATGCTATATCAACATCATTTGTGTTTACAAAACCAGCGGTTGGTAAATTAGTATCTGTTAATTGGGTTGTACGTACAGGATATATGTTACTACTTGTATGTGTCGTAGATTGATTGTATATGTCACTGACATCGATCACTTGATGTTTTTTAGAAACTGGATTTCTTATAATTTCTACAACTCTGTCAACATCTGCTGTGTATTCTGTTGTGTCTGCAGTATAACTCGCGTCTGCAGTAGTTCCTTCAAATACTTCAATTTTTGTTTGGTCATTTACGACTTCAACTATTGCAGGATTATTTTCTAGTTTTGGTTTGTTAAGTTCTAATTCTACAAAGACTCTATTGGCACTATTACCGAACGTTGCTTCTTTTATTGCCCAGTTTTCGAACAAATCATAGTCCGTTACTTCTTTGTCAATTTTAATATTTTTAAATACTTCCGCATTTTCAACTGTTCCTTTGTCACCGATAAACCTTGTGTAAAAGTTTACACGACTAACATCATCCAATGCATTAAGATAATCTCTTGGTCTGTATCCAATCAGACCCATCGCTAGTAAATCAACATCGGATTCCAAGTTTGTTGTTTTCTTGTTATAGTATTGTGTAATCTGATCGGCTTTGTTGGCTATATTAGGAAGTAGTCCTTTCTTAATGTTTTTGTAATTAATTTTTTTCCAATCACTGAATTCAAATGTAGTTTTTGGATTTAATTTCTTTACACTACTCCAATAAGAATTTTTGTATTTAACAATACTTCCCATTGCATAATACTTGTCTTCTTGCCACTCTTCTACATTGTCTTGGTTAAGTATAAATCCTTGTGCATCTAACAACCCATTCCATTCATAAGTATTGAATCCTATAACACGCAAACGTTGTTGTCTAGAACCAGTCATTGGTTCATATATTAAGTCATTGAAAGTACTTGTATTGTATAAGACTAATAAATGTTCGTAACTAATAGATTTAATTTTTAATAAGTTTATTGATTTATTATTAATCGTCTGAATTCTAAACAAATTATCCAAACGTGTAACTACGTAATCTTCTTGGTTCAGTGGAATACCATTTTGGTCTAATGCATCAATGTGATTTTTTGTGAGATCATCTACGACTAAAAGTTCTTTATTAAATTCTAACTGTATTGCTCCTGGATTTAGATTAATGATAGCACCTACACTCCAATCACTGGCTGCCCAGTTAATGAACTCCTGTGCCATTTGACCCCAATTAACAGAAGTACCGTTTTCTTGGTAACTGAACACCATCCCTTTGTCTTCAAGGAAAGCACCATAACTTGCAAGGAAGTCTACTACACCACCTTTACTTGTGAAAACATAACCATATGGAACAGTTGTTACTGTTTTAGCAAAACTTGTTGGAATAATGTAATCACCAATCACTTCACCTTTACTGTCCGTAATACTTCTGTAAATTTCAAAGTACGGTTGTGTCTTACTATGTCCATATACACTATAACCGTCTGCCGTTTTTTGAACAATGACAGAGCTAAACTGCAATTCAGTAAGTGGTATATTCTTATGTAATAATAAATTATAGTTTTGATCAGGAATCTGTAAACCTGTATTTGTGCTACCTGGTGTACTTTTATCAATAAAAATCTTTAAGAAGTCTTTATCTGTAAACGATGCCATTCTATAACAAAGTCTAACATCGGTCTTTTTAAGTTGTTGACTTATCTCAACACAACTACAACCATTATTGTTATGGTAATCAGCAATCCAATTTATATAACTATTTTTTGGTTGTGTAATTGTTTGTGTTGTTATATTTCTTGTATCTATTCTATATCGTTCATTAAACAAGTACTGTTTTAATTCATTGTCGTATTTGTATAAGTCACGGTCTATGTTAAGTGAAAAGTATTTTGCTGGTTTTGTCAGTGCAAATAATCTTTGTAAAGCAAATCGATATGAACTTGACCTTCTCCATGCTGTTTCAGTAGGACCTTGATCACCAAATACCCATGATTTCTTAAAATCAACACTATTGTAATTGTTTACAATTGCTTCAAACGGACTTAATAGGTTACCTTTTGTATCAACTGGAATAATTTCAGTTAAACGTGGTCTTGCAAAACGTTTGTCCGTTCTAGTATTATTTGGATCTTTAATTGTCCCCGCTTCTAAATCATCCCATAACACTAAGTTGCCTCTTGTGTATGGAGCTGGACCATATTCTTCTTCCCACCAACTTGGTTTCTCCGAGAACCCTAACATTTCCCATGGTGTTGTGTGTGGAGTATCCGTATCGAAATAGTTTTTGTAGACACCTCTCCAGTTGCCTTTTAATGCTTTTGCATCTAATCTATTTCCGGCAGTACTATAGTTCCAAGAAAACTCTTTGGTTGCATTATAAGCCTGTGTTTTGTATGTTAGTCTGTTAGATGCAATCCAAGTCAAGAAACTCTTACTCAAGATACTTGTTATTTCTTCATCTGTATAGTCAGTTTCTCTGAATTTACCTGGAATTACATCATATTCTGTAATTGGAATTAAATTATCAGATGAAACTTTAATGTTATTGTAGATTCTTTTTTCGAATTCTAATAATAAGTCATCTCTAAAGTCATTATAAGCAATCGTTATACTACCGTCGTGTCCTCTTATCACATTTGTAGGAGTATCATATGTGTCGTCTGTATATTTCTTAGGTACATACGTTGGATGTAATCCCATTTTACTTGGTGTGTTAGGAATATACGATCCTACGGAAGTATTGTATTCTTTTATTACTAGAATATCATTTATACTGAGATTAGTTAAGACTGTGATGTTTGCACTTTCTGTACTGACTGTGTAGTCAACATCTTTAGTTAAGATATTATTATTTAAATATACAAGTATTGCTTTTGAATTTGCTTTTGTGAAATCGTAAACTTCTTGTGTATTAAAAGTCTCAGTTGTTATTGCTGTAATAGTATAAGTGGTAACTACTGGAGTTGTTGATCCAGGCAACATATCACTTTTATAAAAAGCATTCAAACTATTCTTACCGACATTGATTTCTTTTAGTGCATCATCAAGAACTTCGTGTGCATAAAGACCATATGTATCATTTTTATTAACATAATCTACAAGTTTTAATTTAAACTTTTCGTAGGCATTACTAGCAAAGGCCAAGCTTTCAAAGAAATCAAATTCTTTACTGTGTAAAAATTTTCCTAACGGTACTATCGGTGAACTATTTTGAATAATATTTCGACTATATTGTTCTATATTAAAAATATCTCTAGTATTATTTGATCCATTAATCACACCTTCGATATTTGGTAAGTTTACACCTATCTCTGTGTAATGATTTCTTAGTGTACCAAGTGTGAATTCTTTTTTGTTTTCGTTAAATGGATTACTTTCTAAATTAAATGGAATACTGTAATAAGCAACATTACTTTTCTGATCGCTTACTGCCTGAACGTATATGTCTGCGCCGTTTGTTATTTCGTTTTTAAATACAACAGTTGTAGTATTGTCAGTTAAATTTTGTGTAACTGTGTATTCACTTCTGGGTATGTAATCACCATCGACATAAATTTTTATATTAGGTGTATTAATATTAGTTTTTAACAATACATCTAATACTAAACTTTTACCGTCATATACAAAATTAAATATTTGATCATCAACAAACTCATCAACGTGTTTAACCCATCCGATTTCTTTTGTATAAGTTGTTCTATCAGAATAATTTCTTACAAATCCGTCACTTACTTTTTTAACTATTTCAGTAATATCATATGTAAATGTATCCTTGTATAAATGGTTTTCAAATACAATATCACCAATGTTATCAATACTGAGATACTTAAGTGGAAATCCTAATACTTTATCATTTAAACCATCACCACGACCATATGCAAACAGTTTTGATCCAACAAAATTATTTCTTTTATATTTTGTGATATCACTGAAACTAACACCGTTAGTATCATATACATCAAATAATGGTTCTTGATTTAATTTTGTTTTTTGTTGTGATAAAATCCAATCTGTACCATCAAAGTGATAAACTTTTCCACCTTGTGTATCGCCGTTTTCTACAACAACTAAATGATCTTCTAATATACTTGTGTCGTTTTCAACCAAACGGATTTCGTTGTCGCCGTCGTCTTGTAGGTCTACAATTTCTACTGTATATATTTTATTTTTTACGTTTGTATCCGTATCGTTTGCAAATATGATTTTTGAACCTTCAACCAATGCATAACCATCGTAACTATGGCTTACTGAACCATTCACATTACTTAATGCGTCAGTTGTTTCAAAATCAATAATATTAACGGGTCCTAGACTAACAGTTCCGTAATTAAAAAGTTTTAAATTAGGTTTAAATTCAATAATAGGTCTGTTTGCACGATTGTCGTTATCAAATACTGGTACAGTATTATTGTACTCTGCAGTTTTTTCAATTACTTCTTTGTGTACCCATCTGTTACTACGTGTCCACGAGTTTAAATCATTACTTGCTCTGTTGATTGTTATGTAATCTACACCTGTAGGTGAATTTAAAGCACTATCCCATCTGTCTGAATCATAAAGTAAACTATCAAATGGTTGTGTTTCACTTACTGTATATGTTTCGGGTACAATTAAGTCTTCTTCAGGTATTAATTTAATACTATTACCAACACCCTCAATCCAATACTTTTTGTCCTTGTAACTAGGTGGTTCAACATTGCCTCGAAATATAATTTTTAATCCATTTGTAAATTTAACACCGTTTGGACTAGTGTAATTTGCTTTACCTACAATATCCCGATCAACTTCAAGTCTGTTATTCTCAACGTTATCAACTAAATTTATAATTCCAAAACGATCTTCGTTTGTTGCATCTTGATAATAAAGTACATCTTGTGATGCTGTTAACACTGGAACTTGCGAAAAGAATCCTACAGTATTTTTGTAAAAACTTAGTCCAGCATATTGTTGTCCGTAACCTACGGTAAATTTAGTTAAGTTATCAATTCCTCTTATTTTTACTAACCTAATCTTTGTTGACTCGCTGGTTTCTACATATTGTATTTTATAAACACTGTATCTATCCTCAATTGAATCAATGTAAGTTGTTCTGCCATAAACTTCATCGTCGTAAGGTGTTTCATCAAACAAATCGTGTTCGATTATCCAACCAGTGCTTTCTGAATCACCATTAGTTGTATCCAAAAATACAATTGTTTTTCCATCAAGGTCTGTGATGCCATCAATATTTTTTACATCACTTAATTCTTTACCATTTATACTATTGAACTTAGCCATAGTGACTAAATCAACATCATTAATTTCTGTTAAATTATGATAAAATTCTTGTCTATTAGATTCAGGTACTGCAAAATTAACTACACCTGTACCATTGTCCGAAACTCCGTATACATCTCTACTACTGATATTAGGTGTACTTGCTTTTACTCCACTTGTACCTGGTTCAGTTTGTATATAAAAAACACCTTGTGTTGAAATGTTAAAATTATATTCACCACCTCTTACTAAAGTTAGAGTAGGATTTTCACCTGTGACTTCGTCAAAACTAAAATAGTCGTCGTTGATTGTAACATTGTAATTATCTTCAAAATCAATCTCAGTTGCTTGTACGTCAACTGTGTCTGGACCATTTGGCATCCAGTAATATTGACTATGGTTAATAAATTTATCAAAATCAAAAAACGGAGATAGACAGTACGCTTCACTACTGAATAATCGATCATGTTTATCGACGATGGCACCTTTTGTTTTAAGTGCATCTATTATTTCTGGGTATGTAATAACCTCTTCGGCGTCGTTATTATCATTTGTAAAAACTACACCAGTTTCCAGTTGGTAATTCGATCTTTCTACTGTTGGTTCAAGTAGATATGTGTCACCTTTATTGACACCGCTTTTAAACTTATTACCAATGTAGCCCTGAATTTGTTTTAGTTTAGGTTCTTGTACGAGTTGGTCAAGAGTGGATGCTAAGAACTCTTTATTAGTATCTGTTTTAAAGACTTCAGGTAAAAAGTCTACTGATCTATTTCTTGCCATTCTAACTTCCGTTTAGTGTACTTTGACTTAAGTTTTCAACAATAACTACATCGTTCACTGTTAAAGCATTAACAAATATTTCATTTGCGGCACTTCTAATTTCGTAAAGATCACCGAAACGTTTACCAGTATCTTTTGAAGTAATTACAACACTACCTATAATTGTTCCCAATTGTTCGTGTAAGAAAGCACTCAGCTCACTAAAGTAGAATGTATCTCCAAAACTCCAATTATCGATTTCGAAATATTCGTTGATAGCACTTACTACTTGACTTTTTATTTCACTTTCACTTATGATTGTGTTAGGAACTTTGACTACTTCAATATTTGCACGTAGGTCACTACTTGCTTTATCTCCAAACAATGGTTTGAATTCAACACTGTTAAGAACTATGTTGTCACTCAACATTTTTTTATCTTGTAAAGTTGTATAAGCAGTTGTTAATTCATTAATTGTTGGTTTTGTAGGTTCTGTTATTGTTCCAGTCGTGTCTTGAACATAATTTGTGTAGTTGTTGTAATAAGATTCTGTAACTAAGTACATATCTATAATATTAGTTAAACCTGGATTTATTCTTTGTGTATTTCCACTATTGTGTCTGTATTGGAAATACAAGTCTTGTCTCCCTGATTTTAAACTTAAATCACTTACTACTTTTAGCTCACCACTTACAAGTTTTCTAAATTTGTTAGTTTCGTTACTAAAATAAAAAAGTTGGTTTTCACTGTAACTACTTAATGCTAAATCGGAATCTGTAGTTTCAGTAAAGTCGGTTACTACACTACCAGTTTCTAGTGGTAATTCTCTTTCCAAATTATCTGCGTCAGTTATTTTTTGTAAAAATACTTGTCCATTACTTGGTGATAAGTCGGTAAAGAAATCTGGATTATCCGCAACACCGTCATTGTCGTCGTCTGTATAACTTACTTCCACTAAGTAATCATTTATAAATCCGTCAGACAATACTGGTTGGTCAATAATATCAAGTTTAATATCAGTACTTAATTGTGCATTACTATTTGGTTTTGAATTTGTTTTAATAACATTAATAAAGTCATTAACTACTTGTCCTGTATTTGGATCATAAATCTTATCTTTCTTGTTATAGAAAAATCTATTTTGAATAATACTACTGAAATAATAGTTAAGTGTTCTATTAGTAACTGTGTATATATTATCTACGGCAGTAAGTTTTACAAACCAACTTGCGTCAATACCGGTTCCACTTGTATCTCCTGCATTTGTTAAATCAAAGTCTCCAGTCTTTTCTATATTTGTGCTTGAAATAATATACCATTCACCATCTTCATTGTTGTAGCCTAATCCAAAATCGTTATATAGTTCTACTTGATCTAATATGTCTTGTTCTAAGCTTAGAGGTAAATCCGTATTGAATACAGGAATGATACTTGTTGGAACAGCATTAGTAGGAATGAAATCACTAATAACAACTGGTCCGACTCCATCGTCATCATCTCCAGTTCCAAAGTTTGTTCCGTCTAGTGTTACACTTTTTATACTTGTCCAGATTTCAGTTTTGTCCGACGCACTTAGTTCACTCTTTTGTTTTAGTCTGTTGTTCTCATCAAAATAGTAATCACCGTTGCTGTCACTATCTGGAGTCGTGAACTTAATTAATGAATTTTTTTCAATCCATTTTCTATTATCACTTACATAATCTTTGCCGATACCTAAAGGACTACCTGATGTATCCATAAAGTAACCAGTAGTTTCGTTTGTAGATCTTGTACTTTGATTCCACTGTATATCGATACTTGTTAATGACTTTCTAGTGAATTCATTATGGTACAAGTGTACTGTTCCTCTGTTTGCTAAAACAGGTTCAATTTGATTTCTAATTACATCATTAATATCGTTCTTGTCATCAAAACTGAATTTAAAACTATCTTCTGTCGTGTCTTTATATAAAACACCATCACTATTTAAAGTATTAATACTTGAATACTTACCAGTAGGATCTACTAAATCTAAATATCTACTTGTTCCAATATTACTTCTTACTATCGCCTTACTTTTAATAATACTACTGTATGCGGTGTATGGATAATTGTTATAGTCTTCACCATTTACCATCCTGTCTTGAGTATAAAATCTTGCAGGTGCATTACGTTTAATATCTTCAATACTTTCTTTACTAGATGAGTTACTTACATTTTGTGTAAGTGACATCGTGAACACAGCTGTTTCATTTCTTCCAGTTCTACCGATATACGGAACACTGATTGATACACCAGAGATATCACTTTTGTTTATTGTGTAGTCACGACCGTTACTAACACGAACAAACGTTCTGAAAAAACCTAATGGAATTTCACCAAATGCATCATCACCAAAGTTGTAAGTTATTTGATCGTTTGCTCTACTTGTTGTGCTAAAATATTTCTTTTCGTCTTGTGTTTCTTGTTCACTTCTTGGTGAATATATATTTTCTACTTCTTGCCATTCAGCGATTACCTCACCATTTGATTTATCAATTTCATATAACCAAATGTCATTATTGTTAATACCTTCGACATTTACATCAATACTTCTATTTGCAATCTTTTCATTGATTGTGAAATCTTTATTTGTTAATGTGCCTTGTTTAAAATGGAAAAAGAATCCAGTATTTGCACTGTTAAAACCTTGCTTATCATTCCTGTATAGGAAGTTAAATTCACCATTTAAAACTGGAGGTGGTTCATATAATGATTCACTGTTTGCTGAAGTCGCACTAACGACTTCGAAGTTCATACTTGTTCCATTGATATTACTAGTAAATGGAATAACAGGTATTAGATTTTTTGCTAAGTTGACAGTATATTCATCAGTGTCTATACCTAAGATAGTTGCACTTCTTCCTGGGTTATTAATTTTTTGACTATTAATTAGTAAAGCATTTAGTACACTGTTAAATTGATCTTGCCAATCTATATTAGTACTATCGTTCCAACGGACTTTTACATTTGCTAAATTTATTCCGTTGTAATCTGTAATATTTTCTGTTGTAGTGACACTGGTAATTTTTAAAAAACCTGATGCATTTTCATTACGTTTTGGTGTGTAACTTACTAGGTCAGCTAACCTTACAACACTATCTCTACGTTCTGCGCTGTCTAAAAAGTTCTCGCGTGTGTTAAGATCTTGTCTGTATGACAGTGCTTGCCCCATAAATGCGATGACATCAAGCAAAGCAATAAATTCCGAAGATTCGACGTAATCATTGAAATCTTCTGGGTAGTTTTGTCTGATGTAATCTACAAAACTTTTACGTAATGTTTCAAAGTTGTAACTTTGGAAATCAGCTTGGTTGTAAGTTTTATATAAACTACGCCAATCTTCTAATCCAAATATATTTGTTTGTCTTGAACTTGTTGCCATACTAACTAAAAAATAACTTTCTGTTATTTATGACATTTAAAAACTACGTATATTATGATGAATAAGATACTGTGTTACTTCTTTCGTCAAATTCAAGTATTAATACTTCTAAATTTACATCAGGGTAAATTCTCGTACCAATTTCAACAATAACACTATGTTGTTTATACTCAATGTTGATATCTTCGAAAGTTAATCTTTTGTCAAGTTCAGCTAAACGCATGATCTCGTTTTTTATTTTTCTTATGGTATCTTCGGTATTAGGTTCAAAAACAAAATTCCATATGGTAGTTCCAACTTCTGGTCTGTTTGGCATTTCACCTTGTTTTATATGCAAAAGATTTAAAAAATCTCTTTTTACTAATTCTTTATCAGTAAGTTTAAAATTTTTTACTCTGTCAATTGTACTAAAACCTGTGTAGTTAGCCATTATGAATATTTGGGTGGTTGGACTTTACTGTTATTTATTAATGTTACAATTTGCTTATCTAATGTGTCTCTATCAATTGGTGTTATTCCAGTATCTCCTACACCATGATTAGCATATGGTTCGTGTGTTGGAACTACTGTACAGATTGAACTTAAATCGTCACTCTCGGTAGCTGCCCAACCATCGTCTGTCAATTCAACATCTTTATAATCGTTTGAAGTTGTTGTAGTTGTACTTGCACCACTCTTGTTTAAATCAATTTGTTTAGCACCTATGTTTGTATTTCCCTTAGACTCTGTATTAAAAGTATTGTTTGCTTTTATGTTTACATCATTACCAGCATTGATGTTTATGTCTTCGTCTGCATGTAAATTAATTGTACCTTGTGTTCTCACATTAACAGAATTTGTACTAAACACATCTATGTTTCCTGCTTTACCTAATTCAATCCAAGACTGACCATTAGCATGTGTAATATAAAAAGTTTCTCCGTCATCACTCATTGTTATTTGATGTCCTAAGCTTGTACGCAAACGCATTAACTGGTTACTTCCTTCCAAATCACCATCGTCCATTACAATTGAATGACCACCTCTACGTCCAATAATTTTTACATCGTCGGGGTCTGCAGTTTCACTTGCTATATTATTTTCTAATGTTGTTTTTGCATTTGTGTCATACATTCCATTTGCGTAGATCGGACGACCTGGAGTGCTTATACCAAATACTTTACTTGGACTTTCACGCTGTGATGAACTATCAATTGGACCACGTATTGTGTCGTTTTGTAATCCTTGTTGGTACATTGTTGCAATAACTGATTTATGTTCAGGTTTCTCACGATCATAAAATCTTGTATCTTCAGTTATTTCTTTATTTTTAATATTGATTTCAGTTACATTATTTGCTAATGCAGGAACCATATTTGTGAGTCCATTCTCAGGAATACATCCAGTGTAGTAACCGTAACTTGGATCGCCATTAACGAAAAAACACATAACTTTAGTACCGATGTCTGGTGATGTAAACCACATTCCATAACTGTGTGTATTGCCAACAAACGTACCAGTTCCTTCACTTGTTCCGTTATGTTCTACTTTACCATAATATGGTGTTAGATAACTAACTGTTCTCCACCCTGTTGGGTCGTCTTGACTAAGTTTACTAAATTCCTGTATGTAGACTTGTATTCGTCCTGATCTATTTGGATCCGCATTGTTTTTTACAATCCCAATAAAGGGTCCACTTTCAGAAGCCATTCCTCCACGGTCTAGTTTATAGCCTGCTGTACGTCCTCTGTTTTTAATAATATTATCTGCCATTAGTCGTCTCTTTCCGTAGGTGTTTCAACACCTATGTCTTCACCCGTATCTGAATTTTCATCTAGTTCTTGTGTAAACACCCATTCACCGAAATCGTAATCATATACCATTCCGTTTACTGGTGGATTTTCCACAAGTGTTTTTTCTATTATGTCGTTAATTTCTTCGGTCTCTGTTTCTTTTTGTTCATCCGTAGGAAACAACATTAAACTACCTTGTAAGTTTTGTCTGAATACACCATTACTTAAATATGTAGTTATAGTGTTCGCTCTGTATATTAAACTAATACTTGACTTACCTGGAACACCACTTGCTAAGTCACGACCTAAATTTTTTGTTCCTGTGTCCGCTAGACCTGTTCTTACATTGTAGTCTACTGGAGTGTTGTAATTTATCGCAAACAAAACTTCACTTGAATCGTAGTTCACACTTCCATCATGCATAAATGGTCCTAAACCAATTCCCACACTATCTGGACTATAAAACAATTCACTTTGTGCAATCCAGTCAGGGTCACCTAAGATTGTTAAACTAGCTGAAGCTTGGTCACTAGGTGAATACAAAATACTTGCTGCATTGGCTGCACCTTCTGCAACTCTGTTTTTACCACCCTGATTACTTTCACTACTATTACGTTGGTAATATCTTTTTTGTAATTCACGAGCATTGTTTTGTAAATGTGCAACACCCGTGTCTGCACCCATAGTTTGGTAATACAAATAATTGTAGTCTTGTCTAAAGTCTATTACTTCTGTATTTTCACCAGTAAACCAATAATTGTATTCCTTATGTACACCTCTAAACTTTGCTGGACCAAAATATGGTGAACGTAAGTTATTAATTTGATACCTTGATATAAGATATTTTATTTCGTATGCATAGTCATTGCGTTTATTATCATATTCTAATATCTTTACTTGTGTTCTTATTTTGAACCACTGTAATACCTCAGGACTTTTATCTTTCTTACTAACCTTTCCAGTCTTTTCATCAAACTTAATATTCTGTTGATCAGATATGTATGTACTTGTTCTTATTAACATATCTATCGCTTGTACAATTGAAGTACCTGCTTGTATGGAAAAGCGTTTTGTTTTTGGATCATAAAATCCTTTGTTAGTTAACAAGTTTTGTTGGGCTTTTTGTGTCAGTGACATATTTGTAGAATCCAAATCTGTCGTGTCAGCCGTTGTTATAACACTTGAAGTACCAATTCCACTGTCCTTTTCAAATTCAATTTTGTAAACGTTTGCATGTTCGTATACTTGTTTGTTCACTAAAGTTTTTTGTTCAGTGTTAAGTGCATCTACAAGTGATATTTGATAATTGGTCTCTAATAATTCATCTTGTGCTTCTAAATCTTCTGCACTTTTATCTTCATTTGTATCTTCATTTGCGTTTACACTTATTCCTGATAAAACTTGTTTAATACTTTGACCCATAAGTTCAGTATTAAATGGAATAGTAGAGTTAGCTACACCAAATGGTATTTGTGTTTGTGGTGCAACTGCTTTACATCTATATCTTATAATATCATTTTCAATTGCAAACTGAATACTACTAAATTGAAAGGGGATAAACTTTTCACTTACTGAAGTTAAGTCCGTAAGGGATTCACTTATTCCAATATCACGTGCTGTAATTTGTTTACCGTTTTTGTCATAGCCATAAAAACGCACAACCATGAGGAAATTCTGTGATGCATAGTTTATACGGTCTTTACTTACACCTTCTGTAATATTGTATTCTTGAACAATACCATGAAGTTGTTCTAAAAACGTTAACCCTTGGGACTCTGTAATTACAAAATTCATTTCAAATGAATTATGCGCTGATCCAACACTTGTTCCACTTACCATGCCTTTTATTTCGATGTCGTCTATATAAAAGTCATTTTTAAAAAAGTTCTCACTACGTTTTGCACCATGATTACCAGCTGGATTATTACTGATACCTCCACTTTGTAATAGTAGATACAAACCCTTAACACTTTTTGTTCCACTGCTGACCATTTCATTGTATTGTGCTTTGCCCAACATATACAAACTCACACTGTATGTCATCGTGGCGAAATCTTTAAATTTATTTGGCGTTGATTTAATATCTTCTAAAAATTCAGGTGGTATATTTTCTATTGATTCGTTTACTACATTTTGTGTTGGATTCACATCTCCATCATCATCTTTATTATTAACTGTAGTTGTCTCATCTTTTATACTGGAACCTGCATCTTCTACACCTACAAGATCTTCAATAGTTTTTGTTTGTGGAAATTTTGCATTAGTATTTTCTAGAATTCTTAAGTTTAAATCTTCACCTAGAGTATTTTTACTAATAGGATTTTTAGAAACATTATCAGGAGTTTCTTCTTTTATAAATGGAGATTGAACACGTGCTGATTCTTTCTTTGCTTTCTTATCTTCGTTTACTTGTGCAGCAGCATTGTTTTCTGCTGAATTTCCCAGAGCATCACCCTCAGGTGTTTTCTTTAATATAATTGGAATTGGACCAAGTACCATTTTAGAATCCCAATGTTTCTTTTAAAACATCCAATTTAGGAATACGTATCGTTGTACCTTCTTTAAAATCATTTAAAGGGTCAATTAATGTATTTGGATTACGTGCAGCGAACACCCACCATAAATCTGTTTCTTTATACAAATCGTATGCTAACAAATCCGGTCGTTTGTCGTAAACACTTGTTATCTTAAAACTTATATCGTCACTATATTTTGGTATGCTTCTATTTTTCATCATACCCAAACCCTTCTTGTTTATTGTTGTTTCAAAATATGGACTTGTTGCACTATACATTACCAATAACCTCTCTTAATTAATTTACCACTACTGAAATCCTTAAGACTAAATTCATTACTGACCTGTGATCTTGTTTGTACTGGAATGAGATAAAAGTTTATCGTCAAACTAGTGGGTACATATGTAATCCCTTTTTCAGCATACTGATTAACTCCAATTTCTTCTTCAATTGATGTTTCGGCAGAACCACCAAAACTAAGTCCACTACCAAATAATCTATTTAATGAACTAGAAATAAAATTACTTGTATTCTTTGATTTAGTATTTGTGTCTATGGGTCCTAAAAAATTACTTTCTTGATAATTTACATCGCCTGCTTTGATATAATCAACATCGTCCGGAAAATCCATAGTTACATCTTTAACAACACAAGGATGTTCATTAAATTGATATTCACCGAAACCACTTAAGAAAACAAGTGGAGGTGGTGTGCCACGTTGAACATCTTGTCCATAAAACATTTTTGTTATAGTTTTGAAGAAATGTGTAACAGCTAATAGATAATTCGCTTCTTTTGTATCTTGTGCTGTAAACTTTGCTCTCATTAATACATCGTTGACTGTACTTCTTCCATAAAATATTGATCTTACATTACTATGGGGTAAGGTGTCAGAACTATATCCTGCTGAATAGGATGTTGTAATAGCAGGTGTGTAAGGAAATAAAACACCATCCGTTTCTTTTAAAGGTGCAAGTATTCCAGGATTTGGATCGTTATATAAGTAGTCACTTTGTGGTGCTAAACGTAGTCTAACTCTCCAATCGTCAGGATTTACTCCTTTCCTTAATTCACTAACACTTGGTTGATTAGCCGGATTCTGTATGTTTTGTGAATTAGTATAATTATTTTCGTTATTTGCTGTATTGTTTGCTAGTTCACCAGTAGTTGGTGCTGTTGAACTTATTATATTACCGTTTTCGTCTTGAACTTGTGTTGTACCATCCGCAAATGTAGTAACAATATTTCCATCGTCATCGAAGTCTGTATCAACAACTGGATTACCTCTGCTGTTTACATTTGAGACTGTAGTGTTGTCTGTTGACCATTCAACATTATCTAATTCGTCTGCACCATCATCAAATTCGCTTACAGTAGTGTCGTCTGTTGACCATTCAACATTATCTAATTCGTCTGCCCCATCATCAAACTCTCCATTAAATTTTTCATTTACTTGGTCTGATGTTTGATATTGTGAGTTAGATAATTCTGTATATTCGCCTGTTCTATAATCCCATTGTGATTCTGTTACACCTGTTAAATTACCATCAGCATCGTAATTTTTTGTAACATTAATTTGTGCCGCATCTCTACTATCTTCTGCATCTCTAATTTCTGCACTTAAGTTTCTAGACTCTTCACTTTTAATCCAGTCAATACCCGTTGAACCTGGATTGTCTGCTAGGTATTTTGTTCTTGCATCTTGATAATCTGTTTTTAAATCATCTACTTCATCTTGCCAAAATTGACTTTCAGATGTGTCTACTGATTCTTTAACATCAAATGCTGTTCTAATTTCCTCACCACCTGTTGTTGTAGAATTATCTATAACTGTTGTTTTAATATCTTTAGGTGTTTC